ACAAAGTCATAACTTCCGTGGATAACTTTCTTGCGTTTGTTGGCTGAGCCATAAGCGACAGCGGTTGTGCGGTGCATGGCAGTCTTGAACAGATCAGCTTGCCATGCTGAGTACATGATTGACAGGGGGCATACGATTAGGACTCGCTTGATCAAGCCTAAGTCCATCAAGTAATCCGCCGCCCATATTACGGATGAGGTCTTGCCCGTGCCAGCTTCGTTAAAACAAAACGCACGGCGATTGCTAACTAAAAATTCTGCTGTAGTCACTTGGTGTTGGAATGGTTTGTACATTCCGGGCCAGTTGTAATCCTTCATAAAACTCCTTTAACTAAATTAACTAACGCACCAGCGGGGGGCAAACCCCCCACCGTGCGGCTGAGCCTGACATGCGGAGGCATTATGAGAATGTTGACACCGCCCAGCAGACATGGTTACGCAAACAGTTTGGGAAGGAGAGGACCAAACTCCTAAGACTCACTCATGCCTTACAGTCTTTGGCTACCCACACCTTGGTGGTTAGGCTTGCATGAGTATGATGAGGCCGACTTAAAAATATGTCAAGTCTTTTTTCGTTCTTTTTTGCTTGTTTCCGAGACAAGCTTCTTAGAGGAATCCCTGAGGAACGAACGATTAGCACTCACTGATGTGATCTTGTAGCCGTCTTTGTTACTGCCACCCTTTGATAGGGGACGCTTGTGGGCGATGTCCTTGCCCTCACGCATGTCGGCTTTGCCGTTCCCGTTATGATCTTTGCCCTTCTTGTCAACTGCTCGTCGGGCACGTTGACGCTCCATGCGATCTTCATGTTCGCCACGGGCTTTTTGTTGCTCGTACTCTTTCTTGTACGGCCTTGGTTTATTGACATATGGCATTTCTTTGCCTCACTAATCTTTCGTGTATTTCAGGATAGAGTTCTTCTGCTTCTTCGATCTTACACAAGGCGGTTATTTCGCTTTGGGGTCCATACCGCATGAAAGCAGCCCCGTCATTCTCCCGGCACTTGTACAAGATTCCGTCTTTAACGTAATAAGTAACGTCTGCCATGACTAAGCCTTGTTAAATTTGCACGTCACCACGGGACAGAAGCGGCACAGTGCGGTTGGATTCTCGGGCCAAGTATCGTTTTGAAATGACATTTTAAGCCTTTCAAGGTGCGGATAAAAGACCCCCCACAAATCGTACATCTGCTCCCGTGTGTACGACTCATCTACAATCACGTCGTGCATGATGAAGAACAAAGCAGCGTCGATTTTTTCGATTTCAGGGTAGTGTGAAAAGGTAAGTAGGGCCATGAGTTTTAGCTGGTCAGGGTCCGGATACCTCTCGCTTCCCGTCTTGTAGTCCACGATCCGTGCATGTTTGCCATTGATGATCAGCAGGTCGGCAATGCCCCGCACCCACCGCTCTTTTGCTCCCCACTTGCATGGATTGCCGTCGATGTCGAGTGCCATGTGATGCTCGGGTAACTTCTCGCCTTCTAACTCAAGCAGACCTTTGACGTAGCCTTCAAATCTTTGGTAGTTGAGCGGCAGGGGAGTGCCATCTTTAACATAGTTCTCCAGCGCGGAGTGGACTTTGTTGCCGTAGATGGTCGCTTCAGTGGGCTTAAATTCGTAGTTCTTTAAGACCTTTGTCTCCTGATACCTCTTAGGACATCCAATAAAGTCTTTTAAGCTGGAGTAAGACCACTGAATCGATTCCATGACTAATCCTTAACTATGTGCGGCGGGGGGAGCATGTTGTGCATACGGGACTTCATGTTGCGGGCCTCAACACACAACTCTGTCGTCTCCTCCAACGCCTGAATGAATTGACGGCTGTTTACTGACTGCTCGATCTCTATGACTAACTGCTTAATTCTAATCAAGTTTTCTGAGTAATCAAGGTATTGATCTTGTTTCATTAACACTCTCCATAAGAACGACCATTGCTGGCCTCACAAGTAATTGGTAGCCCCGGCGCCCAAGGGGGCTTGACATTCATGCACTCTACTATGAAGTCTTGGGCTTCCTGCACTTCATCTTCGGGAACAACACACACGACAGCGTCATGTACGGTTAGTGCTGGTCGGTATCGGTCACTAATTAATATCATTTGATACCCGATGACACACCTTGCAAGTGCCTGCACCACGTTCTCAACCACCGATCCACCCCAAATTGACACTGGACCCTTGCGGGATTTGTAGACCATTCGGGTCTTAGCCTCGGATGTGTCCTTCCTTAGTTCGGGGTAGCGGATGTAAAAATTATTCGGCAATAAGATACCCTCAGGAGTTGCTTTCACGCAGTCCTGAACCCCCAAGTAGTATGGCTTCTGAGTAGTAGGCCAGTCTGCTAGGGTCTCCAAGTAGTCATCGCAGTCTCTCCACAGTTCGATGATTCTGTCGTTCTCCGTGCGGTAAAGCTCAACCATGTCTTTGGCTTCTTTCTCCGACACGACCGCACCGGGAGGTTGCGTCTTTAAAGTGTGTTGGAGTTTCAATGCACCTGTACCATACCCGAGTCCAAGGATGCAGGTCTTGCCTACAAATCTTTCTATCGGATTGGCTTTGCTGATAGGTTTTTTGTATATCTTCGTAGCAAACTCAGAGTAGACGTCACGTCCTTCGGCAAACGCGGCTACGACGTCGGTCTGCCCAGCCAGCCATGCAAGCACCCTTGCTTCAATTTGTGATGAGTCACAGTTAATCACCATGTACCCCTCGGGTGCGATCACCGCGTTCTTCAGCGTCTTTTTCTTTTTGTCGCGGCTCGGCAGGTTTTGGAAGTTAACTTTGTCTGAACCGGCCCAGCGCCCAGTGTGTGCGCCATAGTATTTAAGTGGTATGGGAAGCTTACTTTTGTTGCGTCGGCCGACATCGATAAAGCGTTCAATCCTCGACTCCTCGATGGTGGACTTAGTGCCCAGACGTACGGCGCAAAGATGTTGAACAAATGTGTCCTCATGCTCCATGAGTTCAAGGAATCCCTCGTCGTTTTTAGCCAAGGCAAAGGTCTGCTTGCCTGTGCGGGGGCTTTCTTTCATGGGCGGCTCTACGCCCAAATCTTTTAGCGTGGCGGCAAACTTGGCGTTAGATGCCAGTTTTTGCCTCACCTCTTCTTCATCAGCGCATTCTAGCTTGCTCTTCAACGACCCAAGCAACTGCATCTTCTCTTGCCGTAGGTCATCGACCCTTTGTATTAGCAAGTCTTCATCCACGTACAGGATTGGGTTGATGAACATGCGCAGGGTTAGATCGATCAGCTTTAGTTCTGACTCATCGAACCCAGTCTGCAACATCCTTTTGAATAGCGTGTAGGTCAACTCGACGTCGTTCTTACAGTACTCGCCGTACCGCTCAAGTTCTTCAGCCGTAAAGTCAACCTTGCGCTTGCCCTTTGCGTTGACAACTTCGTCGCCTTTCTCTCCGATCTCGTACCGCTTAGCCAACGCGGCTAAGGACCCACCAGCGTCTACACCATGTAGGGCACGTGCCATGCTAAGCGTGTCTAAATAAATGTGCGGATTGATCTTTAAGAACCAAGAAAGTATCGCGCCGTCAAACATAGTGTTATGGCACAGCAGGGCTGAGTCTTTCCACGGAAGTGATAGAAGATGCTTATTTAGCATTTCACGTGACCCTGAAATCCAATATGCGGGCGCATCGGCAATCTTGATGCCGACCCCAATGACCTCAAAGTCGGGACTCCGAATGTACTCCTCGGTAGTCATACGCGACAAAGAAAACTTCGTGTCGTAGAACGTCTCAAAGTCCAGCGTAATTATTTGCGGATGGCTCAACGTTTGATCCTGTATAGGTATGGTTTGCTCTTAGGCACAACTTCTACAAGCCCTCGGCTGGCTAGATCAGCAAATGATCTTTGCACAGCGTTCTCGCTGGCTATGAAGTACTTAGCCATTTGCTTGATGGTGACGGGCTTCTTATGCTCTTGCAGGTATTCAAGCAGTTTGTCTTCAATCTTTCGCATCTTCGATCTCACTAGCAAGTCTGCAAATATACCAGTCGGCTTTTTGTAAGTCTTGCATCCCGTTCTTGTGCTTCCATCTCCACAGATACTTTATGGCATTACCAGTGCAGTAGCCCTCAAACCCATCGAGTCCTTCACACGCGGCTTTAATTGCATCGATACACTCAATCCCGCCTTGAGTGTAGTGCGGGGGATGGTTGACTAGATCTTTATCGCTCATTTCAATACCTCCGGTGGGTTGACCTTGCCAGCCCACACATTGGCACAAGTCAGTTCAAGTTCAAGGGATGGACGGGGTGAAACCTTAAGGGCTTCTTTCTTTCCTGCCTCAAAGATCTCAACCATGTCCAATGCTTTAATGCTTGACCCATGTTGGACACCGATAAAGAACCAAATCAGTGCACCAAGAGTCAAACCTACTGCTGGAATAATTTTGTCTTTCATGTGTTCTTCTCCTTTAGTTTGGCTTCGATGGCTCGAACAAAATCAGCAAGTATCGGCACTTCAACATCGTGCAACCCGTCAAACACAGTAAGCCCACCGACCTCCTCGTCCGTCAGCCCAACCCATCCACGCTTCTCTGCCCTGCGCTTTTGAACCATCAAGTTCCCGATCTCAAGCATCAAGTCATCAACCACGCACAGCAGACACTTGCCTTCAAAATCTTCATAGCCATGCGAGTGGTCTTTGTGGCAAACAACAGTTATTTTGTTCATGTGTTTCTCCTTCTCAATATGTCTTCTGCACAAAGCATCCCGTTATAAAACTCCTCGGTAACTAAACCCAAGCCGGGTATATCACCGTCCAAACCAACCCATTCACGATGTAGATACAAAGGCTCACCCCGACCGTCTTCGTTGTAGTCGTAATACTGAGTAGTCTTTCCAGCCACTTCTCGCCACGCAACAGGCTCTTGCTTCTCTGCCTCTGCGATGGCTTGGCGTAGTGCGGTTATGGCTTCATCTTGGTCTTGCTGAACCAATGCGCCAATGATCTGCGATCTGCCACGCTCCAAAGCCTCCAATGCTTGCTTCATTGCTGAGATGCTCATTTCTCACCCCTTGCTCTAATTGCGTTTGCGATTCGGTTGCGCTCCCTGAGACATATCTTTAACGCTGTTACCGATAGCGGTTCTTCTGTCCCTTCTTCACACACCTTGGCACACGCCTCTCGTTCTTTCCGCACTGCCGCACGCGTGTTTATTGCGACTGACTTCAAGTCTTTGATCTTTGCGTTGATGAGCACTAAACGGGCGAACGAAATCAACTCGTGGGTCGGCTCAAAGTTATTCTCTTTGGCAAGTTTCTTTAACTGTGCGTCTGTCATCTCTCACCCCTCGCTCTGATTGCGGCTGCAACACGCTTCGTCAGTTCCCTATCCGCCCCAAGCAGCGCAATAGAAATTATTTCCCAACACGCTTCACGCTCTTCTGCCCGAACCAACTCGGCAAAGTGCTCGATGTCACCATGCAGGGTCAGGCCGTGATCTTCGATTAGTTTGAATATGTCAGTCATGTTTTTTCTCCTTCCCGACGTGGTTGTTTATTGTTGTCACGCCCTTACACGCCGCAGGCCAAATGTGCTCGGCTTGGTTGATGGTCAAGTCTCTTGGTCCGTCACGCAACATAGAAAGAAGTTGTGGCGTAGTGGCAGTCCAGTTCTTTGGTTCCGGTTCTGCGCCGTCCGGGCAGATTGTGAATTTGTAAGGTAGTTCGCTCACGATTTTTTCCCTTCCCTGCAAGGCCAATGTTGTCTCAGCGCAAGCACCACAAGAAGATCAGCGGGTTGGTGTCGAATCTGTGGTCGGCTGGCTAGGTAATTCGTAACAACTTCCATTAGTTGACCCTGAACAACATCTGAAGGAGGGCAGACTTCTTTCCCTATAAAAGCGTCGGTTACACCGATTACATACCCAAGAGCAAACATCTTTTCTGCTGAGGTTCTTGCAGTGAGGTCAGAGTACAACGTATTTCCGGTTTGATATTGCGCTTGTGCGGCACTGCTTACTAACAAAAGACTAATTAAAAATTTCTTCATACCGCCACCTCCAGTCGATTGCATTCTTTAAGTTAAACGGATTACTAAAGAAGCCGGGTTTTATGTGAGTCTTGGTGTCGTCCATCTTTTCGCCTGTCACGTATAGTGGGTCAATGTCGCTCACGTACACGTTCATGTTGTTGGGGCGCAGTCTTGTGTAAACCTTGAACGTCCCTCTTCCTGTGTACTTTGCGACCCTAAACCGTGCGGCATGTTTAGACATCCCCGACTCATCTATCAAGTCTTGCAAGGTGAAGTAATACCTATGGTTCTTTTTACTTATCATCGTCTTTCCTTGCGTACCCGTTCTCAACCCACGCTACCTCTTGCTCAAGCAGACTGATACGTTTGTCGTAGTACTTGGAACAAATCTCCCACGCTTCTTTGAAGCACGTGTAGAACGCTTCTTCGTTGCGGGGGCCACGCTTTAAGTACCAGTCGGCCCATGCTTTATTCATCTGCTCAAGGTCAGAAAGGGGCAGGCTCATCTTCAGGCTCCTTTGGTTGGTTAGGCGGCGTACACCGCATGAGTTTGGTTGGATGACAGCGCACATAGCTGGGGAAAGGCCAGTCGTTATCGCTTGGAACCCGAACTTCTGTTAAGCCGGGGAGTGCTCTAACAACTACGCCTTTCCTACCAGTCTCTTTCACTATGACCCAAGTACCTTCGCGGTACGAAAGATCGTGGTCAGACATTCGCCGTTTCTTCTTGTGCTCTGCGTAGGAGGTATGACCGAGTGATCATCAGAGAGCGGATGCCGTCATTGATGTTGTCGATCTCGTCTTTGAGCATTGCAATACGATCTACATGCTCATTGGGAACAACCTTAGGTTTGTTAGCGGGTTGAGCCGTAACTTTCGTTTCAGGGGACCCTGAACCTGTCAGTTTGACTAGACGTCCGTCCCTGACAGCCAAACCTTTCTTGACTAGATCGAACACGATTTGGTATGTGTTCTTGACCTTGGTTTCTTTGAGCAGATCAGCTTGAGTTTTTGGTCCGTTTTGTAGGGCCTTCAAGATTTTCTGAGAGTTGGTTGCTTTCTTGCGCATAGTTGGATACTCCTTCTTGTAAGAGATTGACTAAGTTAACTACGTTGAACTCGTTTACTATGAGGGACTGACCGCTAGACTGTTCTATGCTTTGCAGGTTCTTGATCTGTAGGCCCGTAGGCTTACCTTTACCTGCTTTACATTCAATTCCAACAAACCTGCCTCCATAGCAAACAAGGAAATCGGGTGCCCCTGAATTGCCATACCCACCTGTGACGGGCATGACGTAGTAAGCACCCAATACTTTGAGGACTTCTTTGACCTGCTGTTTTACTTTACCTTCCGGTGTCACTGAATAGAAAGTCCTCTAGATACTGATACAGCGGGCAGTCGTTCAAGACAGTCATTCCTCTAACATGTCTTGCCTTGATGAAGCCCATTCTTGACATATTATTTGCCTCCCCTCTCAGATATGTCAAGTCTTTTGTAGGGATAACCACTACAAATAATTCTTTAGCAACCCACCAGCCAGTTTCAAACAAAGGGCTGTTGCGGTCGCCAGCGTAGACCTTTCCTATCTCATACTCCGTGGTAGTTGGCTCAGAGAAAGCCGCCCGTATCATTGCGATGCGGGATTTAATGATGTCGGGTAGATCGTGTTCTTCATAGAAGCGAATGAAGTTGTCTCCCACGTATACTTCGTACTTCCCAAGTATACAAGCCACTGGCACACGGTGATGATCATCAAGAGTCTCATGTTGGATTGGCGTCAGTTTAGTTTGCATTTGGGATTGGGATAACGATTGTGTACTCGGTTCCGAAAGGACTGTCATGATGATCATAAGAAGAGAATACTGCAAACGCTTCGTTGTAAGAGTCTTCCTTTATTAGTTCTAAGTGAAGCGGTGTGTGATAGCCTACGCCATCGTCGTGATCAGCTTGTATGCAGTTCGTTGACTCGCTTAAGTTTGTGCCAACCTTCCACATCTTGTATGCCAACACAAAGTCTTGTGGTAAGTCCTCTAGCTTTTCGTAGCATTTCACCCCATCCTGAAACACAAAGTGGTCGTTGACTTTCTCGGCTACACCAAACATTACGGGGCTTTTGCTTGTGCCATACATGACATAGCACTTATTGAACGCGCTGATTTCATTGTTGAGAGTCTTAATGTTAGTCTGCACCTCTCTGTGCTTCTCATACATCTTAGCCAGTCTATCCTTGATCTCAGGCTCGATAGGCTTGTTCTCAAATAGGTTGAATAAGACTGCTTCAGCATTGTCGTTCGTTATGTACGTGCTGTTCCGTGTATCTAACTTACACCCACGGGCGACTTGCTCAGCGATACGGTCCCGCATCAATCGTACGTAGCGCGGCGTCGGGCTAACTTTACTCAAGTCATCTTTGAGTGTTTTGACAAGGCGCTTCAGGCAAGTGCTTGACCTCAATGACTTTGCACCATTACGCGCCCTTTCCTTCTTAATGTAGGCAGACTTAAATAAATACTCGGCAACGTCGTGACCGTTCTTGTCAGTCCCCATGCTTGTGAACGCCGTACCAATAGGCAGTCCCTCGGCAGTCACCATGTAAAAACGATTCTGTGCTATATGCTTGCGATACGCATACAGACCGAAGTGGTGCTTCAGTTCTCGTAAATAGTTGACTGTTTCCTTGTCTAAGTTCTCAAGGTTAATGCTTTGATCACCGATTGGATGGATTAGATTGTTCATACAGCCTCCTTGATCTCATAGTTAATTTTCACGCCCCAATTACCAGCAGGTGCCTTTGCGCCCTCCTCTACCTCCTTCCACTCAAACACATCCACATCCGAAGAGTTATAAAGAGTGTAGAAGAACCGCTCTTTAGTTTTCTTGAACACTGCTTCACGGTCTGTGTCAATACATGGTTGGCGCCTCCAACGTCCAAAGTCTCTTGACATTTTCATAAGTCCAAGCAACCTAGCAATGTATAAAAACTGCGAGTAAGTGTCAGCATCCATGGTTAAATCCTTACCCGCCCATGCTATCTGATTGCCTAGTTCTCTTGATTCTTGAATCATCTGCTCAGAGTCAGATACCAAAAAGAACGCCTTGACTGTCTTGAGACGTTCTTCCCAATACTTGCGCAGTTCCTTGGACTTCTTGCGGTCCACGGTCTTGTAGAGCATTTTGTATTTCACGGTAGGGTGAATCTTTAAGTCAGCAAGATAGACCCGAAGCCCTTTGAATACTGGATGGAACGTGGCGCGGTCGGCATTAGAGTAATAACTATGAATCACAGTGCCGCCCATGCGGGAGTCATTCTTGACAGTGTGTGGATACAAGAACGCAGACACCATCATGTTTGCGCCTTGGTGATAGTTGTTTTGCAGAAACTCCACGCTGTCGTCTTTGTGAAACTTCAGCACCTCCCAAGTCCCATACTTGATGACGATATGGTCGCCATGAAACGTAAAGGTCCGGTCGCTGTATCGTCTATTACCAAGCGGATAGACATTGGTTGTGCCACGATAGGGTTTAGTCTCGTTGACTACTTTCAAGACTTGGTCAAAGTTTTTAAACCTTAACTCGTATACGTCGTGATATGACATAGTTATACCTCCTTAACTAGAACAGACTTGCCAACAGGCGGGGTGAAAGACTTGTTTTGAGTGATAAGCCACAGCAGTGGTGCGGTGTGGTTCCATGTCACGTTGTTCTCGACATAGCCATCGGTGAATACCAAGACACACTCTGCGTTGATGTTGTTCGCAACTAAGTATTCACCTACACATGAAACCCTAGTTCCGCCTCCACCCACAGGCTTGAGCAGCTTGGCAATGTTTGCGTATTGGCCTTCTTCAAAGATTTGTTCGCCATGGACTTCAGCGTCCCACCAAACTACGCGGATCTTGTCGGGCGTCACAGCATCGCATATCGATGCCAGTTCTGAGGCAAACGCCGACAACTCCGGTCCACCGATAGACCCGCTCGTATCGATTGCGACTATGATCTCACCAACTTTCTCTGAGATAGTGCTAGGCGTATACAGGTCGTTGGCTACGTGGCGCCTATTGAACCGCCGCCATGAGTGCTCATCCTTCCCGTTACATAACGACATAACAAACTCACGCAATGTTTCACGCC